CAGATAGCTCTATTAAGAAGAACTTGAACGGCGCGAACTGGTCGAGGAATATGAACCTGTTGCCGGTCGTCGTCGCAATGAACCAGTCGCCCGTGCCGTCCGCGCGCAGCACCCTTCTGAAGGTCTGGCCGTCGTTGGAGGCCTGTATGTAGACCGACGCCGCGTCTATGGATGGTATCTCCAGGCCGATGACGTGCTGGGATAGGTCCGTTGAGACCGCGCCTGAAGCCGTCTGGCCGTTCAGTACGACCACTGGAAAGTTCATTTTAGCCTCCTTGCAAATAGAAGAATTAGCCTGCGCGCCGTGTTTATGGCCTGGGGTATCGAGTAGCCGAAGGCCGTCACGAGCCCGGCCGTCACGACGCCGTCGGCAAATGCGCCGCCCGCCCTTTTCAGCCCGCCTGTAACAACCGAGATGCCGTCCATCTTATCGCCTCCCATATCAATACCGACGCGCCGGACGCGGCCAGCGAGATTATGAGCGCCTCCCTGTAAATCTCCCTTTTTAGCGCCGCGACGTCGACGCACGCCTCCTTTTCGACCGGATACGGCGGCGGCGCTGTCCCGGCCTCCACGGCCTGCCTGTGGCCCGCCTCCGCCTGCGCGAGCACCTCGCCGTCCGTGGGGTCGTTGCCGTTGGCCTTTTCTTTTTCCCACCACTTGAGCGCCGCGCGGACGTCGTTCACGTGGTAGTTCCTGGTCTTAAGCCAGTCCCTCAAAAGGTCTTTTCTCTGGTGGTAGTCGATCACGCGCCCGCCCCCCTTGTCGCGTCGGTGGCGCTGTCCGACATGGCGAACGTCAGCTTCGCCGTGACGCCGTCGTCCTCGTAGAGGACCATGTTGTTCGTCGACTTGTTGAAGTCCAATCTGTTCTGCGCGTTCTGCCGGATGAAGTAGAGTAGCGAGCCTAAAGTCGAGGGCTTGCCGGTCGAAGCCGCGACAGTCTGGTTAAGATTTACGTTATACCCGTTCGCCGGGTCGTTCAGCTCGACTTCTATCGGAAGGTCGGCCATCTTCGCGGCGCCCTTCAAGTGTATCGAGCAAGACACCGCCCCCGTCGCTATCGCCGCGTCCGGCGGGTCGAACTCGTACCAGCCGGGCATATTCGTCGCGTCTATCTCCTTGAACCCGCCCGATACGAAAGTCCCGAGGGTCGTTATCGAGGCCAGGGTTATCTGTGTAGCCGCCGTCTGCCCCGGCCTTATGTACCAGGCCGTCAGTCCCGCCGTGTTATAGGCAAGGCCCGTCAATCCCGCCCCCGTCGATGAGGTCGAATCGCTTATAAAGATTTGTAGGACGTTCGATGTAGTCCCTGCCTTTATTATCCGTTTCATTTATCGCCCCTTATTGTAATGGTCTGAATCCCGCCATGACCCCCATGCCGCCTATGCCGCTGAGGTCGGCTGGACGGAAGAAGCCGGACAACGGAAGCCACGCTACGTTTACCTCGCCAACAACGGCGGTAGTCACTGAGGCCCCCACGAGCCTTATCTGGATAAAAAGGTTACTGCCGCCGGCCGGGACTCCGACAGGCCCGGTGTAGGTGTTCCATGATGGAGACGCGGCGTTCCTTGCGAAATTCGATGTGGCGTAGCGGTACTGGACCGTCACGCTCCCGGCGGATACAGTCGGGGTTATGGTTATGGCTTGCGCGGAAGCGCGGGCAAGGCACTTCACGTCGCTGTCCGCCGAGGCGTTCTGCGGAAGGTTAAGGTCTCCCGTGTCGGCGTTACCCGTGATAGTCGGGCTTCCCGCGCTCCATATCCACCACTTCCAGCTTTCGTCGTTAACGGAGGGATATGCCGCGTTCCCCCACCGGTACATCCGGGAAGGCACGCCGTAGACGTTATACATGTCCCCGAGGCGGTTATACCCGGCCTGATTGAAGTGTACGCCGTTCGTGTCGCCCATCCAGATATACGTCTGAGGGATCCCGTCATCGCAGCAAAGGTTGGCCGTTGCCGCCGCGCCCGTGCCGCCCCCTCCCGAGAACGATACCGACGGGGCCGAGGTGTAGCCGGAGCCCTCGTTTGTCATGTTTATCATGGTGACAACGCCGCCCGATACCACGGCAATCGCCGCCGCGCCTGTCCCGCCGCCCCCCGAAAAGGCCACTGTCGGCGCGGACGTATAGCCGCTCCCCCCGGCAGTCACCGTCACGCTCGATACTATGCCCGACTGCGCGTTCGCCCCGGTATTCGCAAGCTCCTGGTAGCTTGGGGCCATGTAGATGTTGTTCTTGAAGGCGAACTCCCTGCACTCGGCGTCCATCTCCTTCGTCCATTCCCGGTCCTGTATGTCGCCCGGGTCACTGGCGTTTGCACCGCCTCCCCGGTGGGAGACCGGCGGAGACTCGCAAAAGATGAGTTGAGGCGTAAAGCCCGTGCCGACGGGCCCGGCGTTAAAGAGGTCGAGCATCCCTTGAAGGTTCGAGACGTAGAGGTTTATATCAAGCGGGCCGTAGCGGTAATCGTTCGTCCCGGCCTGCACGAATATCCTCTCGGCCATCCGGTAGACGGCGTCCCCATTGAACCGTCCCGCTATGTCCGAGGTGGTCTGTCCCCCTATGGCCGTACCGTTCGTCGTGAACCAGCCGGTAAGGAGCTGGAGCCTTTGCGCCGTCGTCGTCCCCGTGCCGTCCTGGTTGCCCAAGGCCAAAGAGTCGCCTATCACGAGGGCGTCGTAGTCATAGGTCTTTTCGTAGATGGTAAAGTTATCGACGATGTAGGCGTTGCTCGCGTTATACGCCTGCATCTGGAAATACTGGCCCCACAAAAGGAGGTCGCCGTAACTCGCATTCGAGTAGACCTGAGTCCAATTCGCATATGCGCCGCCCTTTATCTCGATGAGGATGGATGGGTTCGCGCCCGTATAGTCCCACGTCATGCGGAAGGTGTAGGTGGAGCCCGGAGAGACGTCGATTGAAGTCTCGTTATATGCCCCTGTATCCGTCATTACCCGGACGTTATGCGGGGCGTGGCCTATGTCTATGTAAAGGAGCAGCTCGTTGGCGTTGTTGTAAGAGAGCGTGCTCGACCGCACCCATCCCGCGATAAAATCCGTCGTAGAGTCCGCGCCCGCCGGTATGGTGAGGTCGAATTGGGCCTGAGAGTAGAAGCCGACGACATATTCCTTGCTTATCAGCCCGTTGGCGTTCCAGGCAGTGCTCCCGAGTATCTGCATCTGTCCGCCGGTCTCCGTCACCGAGCCGGGGGCCGTTACCTTGGTTGTCCAGATTGCGGTATTTATGGAATTGTCATCGAAGTTGTCCCCGAAGGAAAGATGTGAACCTATCTCGAAAACTTCGAGGTTATCTACCACATAGGTGACCGCGGAGCTATAGGCCTGTATCTGGACTCGCTGGTTGGTGATGACCATATTTGACGTTACATTGATGTTCTGGAAAACGGTCGTCCACGTGCTCCCAAAGCCCCCGCCCTTGACCTCTATCGTCGTCTGATAGTTCGACGGGCCTTTAGTGATGGTAAGCCTGAAACTGTAGGTCGTGTTCGAGGCGATGGAATACCCGGTATCCGAAGCACTGGTGCTATTGCCGGAATATATATGGCTGTTCGCGCCGTGAAGCTGGACGTAAAAGTTGGAGTTGCCCGTATAATTGAGCGTAGAGAGGGTCGAGAAACCGACGATAAGGTCCGCGTAAGTGGCAAGCGCGGGCGTAGTGACATCAATGATGAGCCGAAGCCCCGTTACGTTGGCCGCGACGTTCTTCGATACCAGGCCGTTCTGGTTCCAGGCGTTGCTTCCGATAAGGTTAATCTGGCCGCTTGATTCGGTCACCGAGCCCGGAGCGGTCTGCGTGGGCGTGTTCCACCGGTTTGTGGTGTCGATGGAGTTGTCGTTAAAATTGTCGGAATATATCAAGGACATTTAAACCCCGTACCTCGCCAGATAGAGTAACCCCCACGCCACGGAAAGGCCGAGGATGTAGAACGTGAGATCTACCGCCCCGCTCCAAAAGAAGGGGTCGTTTTCAGTCGCCGGGTCAATGACGGTTTCCTTCGGCAAGGCGTAGGCCATCATCAAAATAGAGTTGATAAGGCCGTACTTCCATTCATGGGTCACGGCAATTGCGTAGAAGACCGCGCATGCGGCGAAAAGGAAGTGCCCGGCCTGTGCCAGAAACTGATTGTCGAGCATGAAGCGTCCGTTAATGGTCATATCAATATTTCCCCGCCACACCCGTAAGTTTTTGCGTCAGCCTGTAGCCGAAGAAAAAGACGATTATCCCGTCTATCGTGTAGGCCTCATGATCGGTTAAAGCCACGCGCGGAATATCGAAGTGCGTCAATCCAGCCACCCACGGGGCCATGATGTTGAAGAAAAAGACCGTTATCGCGAGTATCCCCCCGTAGGGGACGACGACAGCCGCGAGCCCCTTTATCCACCGGGGGGCGTCCGCGAGGATGGATGTCTCCATGGCCCGGGCCGACTTCATGTCGTCTATCTCGGCCTTGAACGCGCCGATGAGCTGGTCGTTGTGCTTAAGTATCCCGTCGTTTACGATCTGCTGCACCTTCGCCTTCTGCTCCTCATTAAGCGACACTACGCCCAACTGCTGAAGGGTCGTGCCCACGCCCTCGACTATTCCGGTAACGGTGTCGGCCACCTGCTTGCCGACAGATAGGTTGTCAAGAAGTCCGCTCATACTTTTAAGGTCTCCAAAGAGGTTTAAAATTAAAAAAAGGCCGGATCGATTGCTTTCGCAATCAACCCGGCCCGAGTGCTTCGATACCGGCGTGGTTAAGCTAAATTTCTATATACGGTCTTCCTGCTTTTGCAGCCAAATCTATTGCAATATCCTTATGCAATGACTCGTCGTCAGGAAAAAGAATATTAGCATGTCTTGGAGGAGGTTCGTTAACTTCAATTTCCGTCTTACTTTCTGAAACCTGAGAGGCATTTAGTTCAGCCCGTGCTTTTAAGGAATGTCCTCTTATTGCACCTACTTCTTTCCCAATATCGCTTATTTCAGTTTCATTCAATCCATCAACACGGTATACAGACGCTTTTGTTGTGCCAGGTTGAGGCATAAAAGCGGCATATTTTACACGGTCTTTGGAAAAATGGCTCCTTGAAAAAATATACCTTGCTAGACGCTCTTCCGGAGATATCGGGCCCAATCTGTCAACTCCTCGGATATAGACGTCGCAGAAACCAGCGAGTCTTTGACGGTAAATCTTTCGCAAACGACTCAGTTCCGCGGTCTCTATCCCCTTCGCCAAAAATTCCCGCGTACGTAATTGTTTTATTTCCCGCAAGACTGATAATAAATATGTGTTTTTTATCCCTGTACCATTCCAGACCGATAGAACCGCTTGGCTCAGGCACAATCTCCGGCAGCGGCATCGAGGTTATAAGCAGGCTTTCCAATATCTGTTTTGCTTCGTTATATGCCTCTACCGATAGCGGCTTGGCATTATAACCGTCCCAGTTCTCCGAAGAGCACTCATCAAATGTGTCTTTGAGTTCTTTTAAGATTACTTCACGTGGAAGCCCTGTAACAGGCTTTCTTAAGTCGTTTAATACCTTACCAAGATTATCCTTAAGCCACTCCGCGTCTCTACTGAAGCCGTCTCCACTGGCCGGCACAGTGTAGTCGAAGCATCTGCTGTCTATAGCAAGATTTCCTAGTCGCATAATCTGGCCATCTCCTCGGTTATGCTTTCAAAGAAAATCTTATTCTTTAATTCACGCAATTGATCTATTATCGCCCCCCAGGTTTCTTCCTTTGTAAATTCTCCCTCTTTAAAAACATCTATATCTAAAATGACAGGAGCAGTTCTTGTATCTTTCGAAAAAAGAGGATCCATAGCTTGAGTAATAACAGCCGTCGCGTACAACGCAGGCTCCGGGATTATGATTCGTGTTAAAAAACTGCCGATTGCTTGAGATATATTCGGCGATAAATTTGGCGGTGAAGTTAAATATTTATCAAAGGATTCACCGGGAAACGGGATTTCCAGACGATTGATATAGCGCAATGCCACTCTTGTTATTAATTCAGGATTTACCGTATTTGCGTATAGCTCCCATAGAGCCAAGGCTTCTTTCCGGAAGCTTTCCCATGTTTCATAAGGCCTTAAACGGCTGAATGTAAAACCGTTCAATGTTGCTAAAAACACCTGAGTCTTATTTTCTGAGATATGCCTGTATCCGATAAGACTATGCTCTGTTCTTGCTTCAGTTTCGCCTAGCCGGATAGTAGTCTGCATCTTTCTGTGTTCGAGTTCCTCAGGGTACTTATCCGCAATGGCCGCGTGAATTGCCTTCAACGTTTGAAGATAGCTTTCAGGCAAAGACTTTACCTGTATATCCACGATCGCTTCAATAATAGGCGCATTTTTTAGATGCCGCTTATTTGCCATTAGTATTCCACCGTTTTTATCGCTTTTGGCTATCGTCCGTTTTTAACTCAAAACTATTATAATTGCAATATTTAAAATATTCAACCACTTACATCTTCATCGTCTCCGTCTTCCTTACTATAACGGCTTTTCCGGCCTCGAACTTAACCGTTAATTCGCCGTAGAATCCGGCCTTTGAAAGCCCGTCCATAAGCTCCTTGAGTTTCTCGATTCCGTTCCGAAAATCAGGCTTTTTCTCCGTGCTCACGCCCACCCCCACTCCTTGAGTCTCGCCATCAATTCTCCGTCCCCGGCCCCGATGTCGCTCCTGTACTGGAGGTCGTTCGTTATGGCGATCTCGTCTATTATCCCGTAGGCCCGTTTACGGAGCTCATCCGTCGTAGCGCCAGTGGCGCATACGTCCCCCACGACGTTGTCCGTCCCGGCGCAGACGGCCACGCCCTTTTCAATCATCACATCCGTCATCATTACGTTCTGTTGAAGGCCCCTGGGGACCTCCACCGCCTTCATCCCTTTTGTGGAAGCGGCCTCGCCGGCCTTGTCCTCCGAGAGCGGGTACGGCGGCATCGTAAGACGCACTGCGATCGACGGCCCGCCGGTAAGTTCCGCCCGCATGTTTCCATCGGCCACGCCCTTGAAAAACCCGGACGCGCTCCTCATGAGCAACGAAAACGCCTGTATGGCGTCGTAGCCGAGGCGGGGCGTGAACTCGAGGAAGTATACCCGCTCGGGCGCGACGACGGCGTTAACGTCTAAAGGGCCGCGGTAGCCGTGTTCCCGGAGTAGCCCCGTAAACGGGAGAAGGAGCGTCCTCACGAGCCTGTCCGCGCCGCACGGCCAGACCGTATTCCCGGCGCAGCCCGTGTTCGGGCCTTTATCGCTGTCCATGAACCTCTTTTTTTCGAGCGTATGGTTGAAGGCCCCCTCGACCCAGTCGCGGCCGTTGAACCAGCCTTCGGTCGATACCTCGATCCCTTCGACCTTCTCCTGCAGTATGAAGTCGATTCTATCCGACGGGCATAGCTCCATGACGCTTATGACGGACGAGTTGCCGGGCTTCCTGGGGACGAACGTCTTCGAGGCCGCCATGTTGTCGGGCTTGAAGACAAAGGGCCTCTTCTCGCCGGCAAGGAACCTCACGCCCTCCCTTATCGAGCCGAAGGCCCTGTACTCGGGGACGGTGACCTGAGGGGCGTACCGCTTCATGAGCTCCTGAGCGAAGGACCTGTCCTTCTCCATGCGGTCGGCAAGCGCCGACGCACCGACTACGGGACGGCCCCGTTTTTTGAGCCTGTCGGCGAGAGCCCCTAGCCCGGACATGTCGAATACGATGACGTCGGCGGCGCCAACGTATGGCTCGTAGAACCTTACGCGCTCGGGGGTCTCGTTGCCCCTGCCCTTGTCCGCGTACCTTTTGTCGTCGATGTAGTACCGGACCGTCGCGCCTTCCGCCGCGATCTTCGTGGCGAGCCCGTACGAGTCGCCGAACCGTGATATGAAAAGGACGTTCATTATTTGACTACCCCTTGTGTACGCCGTAGTCCACGAACGACGAGAACAACGACGATTCTTTTAACGAGTAAACCCGCTTCCAAACTAAAAAAGCGCTTAAACCTCTTAGTGTCAGACTGCTCCAAAAGCTCCATATGCCAGGCGTCGAGAGGCGCTGCGATCCGTATCCTCCCTCTCCCCTTGCGGGAGAGGGAGGGGAGATTGGAATGACGCCGGGCCGAAAGCCTTTCATAATTCTTTGTTCGCGGCGCACTTTGCATGTACGCCGAAGTCCGCGATCGGCGAGAACGCGGCGCAGATGGACTTTTTTTAGCGGTCTGACTACCTGTTGTCGAGCATAAGGCTCCACCCGTCGTAGTCCTGCGGCGTGTGGACGGCCGCCCCGTCATTGTTATATATCTGCACGATCACCTGGGCGGTAAAAGGCGCGTTGCCCGCCGAGTTGTCGTACAGTAAAAAGTTCGGGAGCACGCCGTCCCCGTAGTAAGTGGACGACGTCCATGTAAACCCGCTCTGCGAGCAGACGGCCCTCAGGCGAAGGTCCGCCGTCGCGTCGGTGTTCGCCAGCTGGAAGGTCGCAAGGTTCAAATAGAGCTTCCGGTAGGCGGGCACCGTGATATCGACCCTCATCACGTCCTTCGCCGTGCTCGCGGCTATCGACGCCGCCCCGTTGCCCACGCGCCCGCTCAAGGTCCTCGAGTGGAACTTGTCGAGGTTGGTAAAGAGCGCGTTCGTGACGGAAAACCCCTTGTCGGTATAGGTCGTAGAGCCGTTAAGCTCGTCGATGCTTCCCGAGTTTATCGATACGTAGCAGCTTGCGGCGTCCACCTTTAAGGTCATTCCCGCCGTAGAGCTCTGGTTCCTCGCGCCGTCCATGTAAATGCTTCCGGGTATCCCCGACGGGACCGAGATGAAGGCCGCGTTGCCGGACTTCTCGGAATAGAGGCCGCCGAAGAGCGCGAGCTTCTTTATCGAGCCGGTAGACGCGCCCGCCGCGTACGAGAAAAGGGGCTTGGTCGTGCCTTCGAGGTATCCGTTATAGACCTCGATATTACCGATGTGCGTGTTGTCGTCGGCGTACATCGCCCCGAAGCCGTCGCCCTGCAAGGTAAAGATGGGGCTGTAGAGGGTGAGGTACGACCCGCCGCCCGATATGAAGTGGATGCCGTTGTAGACGTTGAACTCGGGCGAGTACATGATGATGGCCTGCGCCCCGGCCAGGGCGAACCCGTTCGTCCCGCCCGAGACGAACCGGGGGTGGAAGAAGGCCGAGTCGTCCATGCCGTAGTAGTAGGCATAGGAACTATCGGCCGGATATGGGTTGGTATCGAGCATCGCCTTCGCGCTTCCCGCGTACTGCTTCTCGAACTGGACGTTATGGTAGTGGTTGTATGAGACCGCGCCCTTGCCGGTCTTCAAGTCGTGCGTTGAGCCTGCTTCGGACGTGCCGTTCCCGGAATGGTGGATGAAGGTCCCGGCGGAAAGGTTCCCGTCTATGAGGAGGTCCCTCAAGACCGTCCTCGACGAGCACTTGAGCTCTACGATCGTCCCGTCGTTGGCCCCGCCCCACTTTATCCGCGCACCCCCGGCGTTTATGATCTTAAGATCGTTCCTGAAAGAGAGGTCAAGCGTAGCGGTCACGAGGTAGATCCCCTTGGGGAATACGAGGGGGACCTGCTTCTGCTCGACGTAGAAGTTCATCTGATTGTTGGTCCAGTATTGCGCGGTTGCGGCGTTGATGAGATTCTGTATGGCGGCAGTGTCGTCGGCCACACCATCCCCCACGGCCCCGAACCACTGCGGGTACGCCTCTTTGACATTTGAACCGACAAGCTGATTGAAAGAGACCGACGTGCCGAAGGTATCGTAGGTAAGCGTCCCGAAAAGGACGGACGCGCCCGTGCCGTTGAGCGTGAATATCCTGTATAGCCCGGCTTCAACGGGGCCGTTTATCGTTACCGTAACGCCCGCCGGGACGTTCAGCATGCCGCCCTGCATGAACTTGAGCGTCACGTTAGAGGGGACGGTGAGGCTAGCTGTGATGTTTTGCGTATTTGGGACGAGAAGCGCCTTCTGCGCCGTGCCTATAGCCGCGATCGCGGCGGAAAGCGTCGAGTACGCCCTCGCGTCTACCCAGGGCATGGCGGAAGCGGGGCCGACGGCGGGTATCGGTATCGAGGGGTTCAACGCGGCAAGGAGGCCCACGTTAACGGCCGTGAGGCCCGAGTCGAGAGGGCCGGAGTCGGGGGCCACGGTCACGGTCGTAACTCCGCCGGAGTAGACCGCGGCGGTCACGGTCGCGTAGATTGTCCCGGCGGATACGGCCGCCTGTATTCTTCTACCCGGCTGGAACGTCCCGGTCATGTCTCCGGCCAGCGAAAACTGCGTTGCGGAGACGAAGGTGAAAGATGCGTTGACAGTCAGCCACTCGGCGTTGGGCGTTGCGACCGACGGCGAGCTCGATATCTGGTCTACCGACCACTGCTGGACGTTGTTCGAGTCCGTAAGGACGATCTTGTAGAACCCCTGCAGCCAGATCGTGGCCTCGCCTTTCGCGTCGAGCACCACCGGGTTCGGGTTGGCCGAGGCGCCGTTCGGGTCGGCGAAGGTGGCCTTGGGCGTCGAGGTGCCGGGGATGTATGTGTAGACCTTTCCTCCGGCCAGCGGCTTGCCGTTCGAGTCGAAGGCCTTGAACTTCGGCGGGGGCATTATGGATAGCATTGGGGGGCTCCTTTTTTTATATTGAGTGCTTTTTGCGCCCGCGCGGGGCGCGATTCTCTTGCAACTAACCGGAAAAAGATGTAAATAAAAAGGCGGCGTCAGAGAGGAGCGACGATGAAAAAGGTCTTTGTCCTTTTCGCTTTATTGTTTCTTTTCGGCTGCGGCCCTACCCAACGGGAGGTCCGGCGGCAACAGCTCGTGCAGGGCCTCGATAGCGCGATAGGCCAAAAGACGTATGACGATATGCTCCTCCGGTACGGCCCTCCCACGTCGGTCACCGAGGGCGACCTCATATTCATAGCGGCGTGGCGTAATGAAAGGATCATTCATGACTACGTGCCGCTTGGAGACGATTTTGTGACCGGATCGGCCCGCTCTCACGGCGACGGACTGGACCTTGTTTTCGACAAGGGCACTAAAATATTGAAGAAGTGGGACCAAAAGGTCTGGTGAGCGCGCGCCCTGAGCGTCTCTAAAGAGCGATCTTCTTATCAAGCGCGAAAAGGTAGTTATTCACCCCTCCCCCGATCGCGTTCGCCATCCCCGAGTAGCCCGAGGCCGTCGCGTCGGCGGCGTTCATGTAGCCGTTGGCCAGGTCGTTCCCGGCGGTCATCGTGTAATTGCCCGCCGCGTTGGCGGCGTTGGCCCCGAGGGTCCCGAGGTTCCTCACTGCCGTCTGCCCGGTATTGGCTATCCCGGCGAGCCTGTTATAGAGCGCGTTCTGGTTGTTCATGTACCTTGAGTAGGCGTTGGCGTACTCGTTCGAGGCGAAGTTCTGGTTGTACTCGTCCAGGGCCCTGCCCATCCCTCCCGAGAAGAACTGCCCTTTCGAGGCGGCAAGGTCCTTTATGGCTCTGGAGCCCTGCTGAAGGCGGAAGTCGTACCCCGGGTCCTTTACGAACTTCGAGTTGTCGAACGTCTGGGTAAGCTCGCCGCCCGGCTGCATGAGGCCCGAGAGGTAATTAAGGCTCTGCTTCCCGGCGTCCATCCACGGCGCCATGTCCGCCCTGTTGGTCTGGAACATGTTCCACTGCACCTGGGCCGCGTCGTTGGCCGCGTTGGCCTGCGTCTGGGCCGCCTGCTTCGCGGCGTCGGACTGCGACTTGGAGCCGAGGAAACTCAGCCCCCCTCCGATGAGCGCGCTTCCTATTATCGCTGCTGCCGGCATAACTCCTCCTTATTCTTCCTTAATAAGTCCTTTTTTTAACCGGTCCGCATGCGGCCGGGCGTTTAAATTGCGCTAATTTCGCGCTGTCTTATCATCTTTCATCAGACCCAGTATCGCCTGGTCGTAAAGCGTCCCGTTCTTCAGAAACGACCTCCTGTTTACGCCCTCTGACCTAAACCCGGCGCGGTGCGCCAGCGCATAGGCGGCCCTGTTCCGCGCGGGTATCTGCGTCACTATCTTCCTGCAATCGGTATTGCCGAACATCCACGAGGCGGCGAGCCTCGAAGCCTCGACGGCCGTCTTCCCCCGGAAGCCCGGAAGCACGCACGAGTGGACTTCATAGCAAACGGAGTTCCACGGGTGAAAGAGAAAGACCCCTGCCCCGAACCCCTCGACTACGGGCCGTAGAAATATTATCCGCGGGCCCATGAGTAGCGGCGCGGCGGTAAAATCCCCGGCCTTCGGCGAGAAGTCGTCCGAGATGTGCGGGTAGATCGCCGGATGCCTCATGACGAAATCCACGTACTCGAGCTCGGTTATGCCGCACCGCTCTATCGAGATCTCCGCTGTCATAGCGCCCCCGATGCCACTAGTATCCATGAGTTCCCTGCGTACTCCACGACGCACCACTGGCCCGGGGCCGTGAGCGTCTTCAGGCCCGGCCCGACGTCTATGCCGTATGGGCCCGTCGCGCCCTGCTCCCTTATTATCTTAAAGGCCGCGCCGGTAAAGGCGTTTTTGCACGAGAGCGTCACCGCCCTCGTCGCCGTAAGCGCGGTGTTGAACCTCTGCGTCGTCGCCGACGGACCTGCCGAGAGTGTGATCGCCTGGTCGCCGTTGTCGCCGGAGACCGAAGGCGTAAGGACCGATACGCAGTCGAAGAGGCGCGAGAACCAGTTGGCCCAGGATTTGGACATGCCGCCGTTTACGATCAAGGGGTCTTTAACGGGCGCGGGGTTTATCTTGGTTTTGAGGTCCATCTTTTTAACGGTTTCGCGGTCCCTGATTATTTTAAGAATCCATCTTGCCCGCGCTTTCGCCCAGCTTTAGCATCTCAGGGCCAGCGCGTCCTTTCAGACCACGATAGATGATTCGGACGATTGCGTCTAGGTACGGATGGGTACGTTTGGGCAGTGGTTTTAAGGCCGGAGAACTTTTTTTCAATCTCGCCCTTTTGAAGCTCCCCGCAGCTGCTGCGGGGAATCTTCCCAATGTAAGGTAACTATTTCCATTCGCTTGCTTGACCCCGCCGCACGACGGGGATTTCGCTCGCGATGCATTTTCTAAAGGGGGAGAAAGGGGGATTATGTGGCGCTCATTTAATCTCCCCTATCCCCTCTTTAAGAAAGAGGGGGACGATTTCACCCTCCCCTTTTTCCCCTCCCGTCATCGGAATAGGGGGAGGGGGCGTTTTCCTCCTCCCCCCCTTGCGGTCGAAAGGCCGGGATGGGGGGGGTAAAAAAATCCCCCCCTTGCCAAGGGGGGGCGTGGGGGGGTGATGTCATTGCGGGCGGAGCGAAGGAATCCGAATTAAGACTGCAAACCTGAACCCGCCAAAAAACCCAGAATTTGTTCAGGCTGCTCCAAAAACTCCAGATGCGAGGCGTCGAGAAGCGAGGAATGAGGCGTACTTTGCGCGTACGCCGCAATGACGAGCGACGTAGCCTTCGAAGCAGATGGACTTTTTGAGCGGCCTGCTAGTGCCTCCCCCCGTCCGCCTCCATCGCCGCCCCGACGATGATGACCTTCACCGGGTCGGTTATCGTAACCCTAAAGACCCTGTCCCGTGTCCTGCCGAGCCCCTTCCAGATCGCGCGCCGCCTGAACTCGCCGGTCCTGCCCATGCTCGCCCAGTGCTCGCTCCCCCACGTATGTCCGCCGTCGTCGGACCACTGGAGCATCATCTGCGGGTCCACGCCGTCGCAGGCCGCGCCGGTCTCGAGGTCGATCTGGAGCCTGCGGATGAAGAGGTTCTTTAGATCGTTCGATACGTGCGTGGCGGCCCTTATCCTCTGAATCGGGCCGCCGTTATCCGTATATGCGTTCATCCGCATCGTATATATGTTGCCGTTCGAAAAATCCCCGACCATGTGGCTCCCGTTGAAGTAAGCGTACGAGTCCGCCCTGTGGCGGCCCACCCCGAAGCTCTGCCTCTCGTGCCAGAGGTCCGTCGAGGCGTCGTAGGCCCAGGTGGCGTTGCCGGAAGGAAATGTTATGACGTAGAAGTTGTGCCCCTCTTCCGAGTACGCGTACGCGAATGCGTCCGTAATGTCCGGGTACGTGCTTATCTGGTACTCGATCGCCCGCGTCGAGATTATGCGCGGGGTGTAGCCGTCGGCCCTCACGACAAAGCCCCTGCCGTACTTGTTCTGCGCCAGCCAAAAGAGCGAGTTATCGGCCCGCGCCACACTCCAGCGCGCGGCGAGGCCCGTTTCGATGAAGGGGCCGTTCATGCGCGCGAACGGAGGGTTTCCGGCCCCGGACGAGTACCAGACCTCGGTGGTAGTAGCGCCGAAGAGCCATAGCTCCCTGTGGTCGTTAACGGCCGCTACAAGCCCGTCCGGGTCGCCCTCTGCGGTTGCGGCATCGAGCGCGTCCCAGGTAGTCCCGTCGTAGACCGACGAGACCTGGAAAGACCCCGTGCCGGGCATGTTCACGGCGAAGTACCCGTCGATGAAGGTCACGGTATCGGCGCCTGAAAAGCCCGGTACGGTTATCAATGTCAAGGTGTTCGCGGCGGCGTCATATATATAGCCGTTTAGACCATCGACTATCATGAGCTGTGCGCCGTTATCGGCCATCGAGACCCTGCCCGCTGACGTCGAAAGGCCCCCCAGGGCTGTCGCCGCGCCGCCGGGCGTTATCGAATAAAAGACGCTTCCGGCTACCGCGTAAAGAGAGCCGTTAAAGGCGCGCATCCCGCGCACCGGGGCCGGGAGAGTTGTAAATAGCTCTAGGCCCGGAGTGCCGACCAAGGCCGCCACGGTCTTGCCGCCGCCCCCGTCGAGCTCCGGGAAGAGGTTAACGCACCTCTGGGCGTTTATGTTGGAGCTTCTTCCCGCGTACGCGGGCCCTACGAATGGTATCTGCATTGGTCATCCGGTTTTGTTTTGACGTTATGCTACTCCCCCTACCCCCCTTGGAAAGGGGGGGTAACTCTTTGATGTTTCGGTGCGTCCCCGCGCCGAAACACATTCCCACCTGCCCCCCGAGCAGCCGGAAGGCCGGGATGGGGGGCATTGCGGGCGGAGCGAAGCAATCTGTCTTATAGAAGAAAGTTCGCCATTACCCCGAAAATTAGGGTTCAGGTTGCAAACCTGAACCCGCAAGAAATTTATTTAGAGACGAAAGGCCTTTTTAAATTTATGCAAGAAACGTCCGGATGCCAGGAAGGGCGAGAGGCCAGACCGGAGCATGCTTGGTTGCATGTGAGGATCTGGACTCGATGCCCTGACAACGCGGACGGACAATTTCCTTGCATAATGGTTACCCCGCGTTTATGTCGAACCGCCTCGCCCGCCTGAATTCATACTTAGCTACCTCGACTACCGAGTTCAAATTCCTTACCGTCTGCATCGACTCCCGCGCCACCCCCGCCACTTCCGGCGGGACCTCGGCCCCGTACTCCGGGGCGAGCTCGATGGCGAGGTTATATTTCATGGCCCTCGCGTATGCCGCCGGGAAGGTGAACGAGTCGGTTAGATTTGCGAACTCTGCGAAGGGCTTTAGGGATTCTATCGTGAGAGTAAAATTCGAGCCCGGAAGGGGATAGAGACTGATGGAACCTGTCGCGCTCTGCGCGCCTACCTGGGCGTAGAAGAGCTTATAAGGCGTCCCGGCAAGGGTCGCCTTGCCGGAAAATCCGTCGTACTCCTCTTCTGTTATCAACTCGACCGGGTAGTCGATATTATTCCCGTCCCTAACGTAGGCGTTAAGCACGGCCTCGGGCTTGACCGTGTCGAAGTCCGCGCCCGGGCCTATTGCGTAAGAGGCCGGGGCCGGAGGGCCGATAGAAAAACTCTCTTTCGTAAGGCCCGGCGTCAAGAGCCTCCGCGCCGCCCAGTTGTCGAGCATTATGTTGAGCGACAAGAGCCCGTTCATCGCGTCGTCGCTTGACGGGGCCTCGCCCTGCGCGACGACGCCTATGAGCCTTAAAGCCGATGTTATTATGTCCTGAGCGGTCATGCCGGGTCTTTCCTCCTTTTCCTTGCTGGCCTGGGCGCGTCGCCAGTCTCCGTTGTTTCGGCCTCATGCTTACGGAGGCCGTTTATCTCGTCCATGACTTTCAGGGCCTCTTTTTCAAGGGCCGAGAGCCGCTCACGGAGCTCGCGCTCCTTTTTGCTCTGCCTGAACGTAGCCGGCGTCGTCGCCCAGCCCTCTTCGACGTATCCGGCGAGGTCGTCGGAGTCGATTATCCTCGGCTCCTCCGTCCTGTGATATATCCACTGCGGATGACCCATCTTGAGACTCCTTTATGATTTCCCCTGCCCTTCATGCGAAGGGCAGGGGAAGTTGTTTATGTTCATTACGAAAAAACAGCGTTTGTCATTGCGAGTGAAGCGAAGCAATCTGTTTTTCGGAGGCTTTTCATTAAAATACGAGATTGCTTCGCGCCTGCGCTCCTCGCAATGACAGCCTATAATCCCCCTAGCCCCCTTTAGAAAAGGGGGCTGGGGGGATTTGCCGTTGCGCGCGCAGCGTCGAACCGTCTTTCCGGTCACGGTCTTTCAGCCCTGACAACGCAGACACCTGCGGTGGGCAAAGGTTCAGCCGCCCCCCCACAATCATGGATGATGAAGAAGCAACGCGGTCGTTATTGACTTTGCCGTGCGCACGCGCCAGTTTCCTTGCATAAAAACAACACGGACCCTTTACGC